AGTTGTGTTAAAAGTTGTTGGGCTGACATTCATTTATCCTTGGTGATAATTTTTGTCGTGGACTGATGCGTTAAGCATAATCTATGTCCAAAACTTCATCGACCCAATCGACTTCTATGTGGTACGGCAAGCTAGTAACTTTTGAAAGTTCTTGCTGCCATATATAGAGGTCCATGTCGGTCAAACCGTATTTACGGTATAAGAAGCTTAGTGAACGGGAACATAGTTCAGAGGCTTTTCGCGAATGGATGGAGTGAGTGTAAGGTAATTCCTCAGGTGTCACTCCTTCTGTAAGCTGGAGGAGCCGGTGCGACCACTCTCTGAGAAAGGGAATATGTTGTACGTCCTTATACATTGATAGGACTATTCCTCGATTTCGAGCGTATTGGCACTTAGTGGCGGTTCGGCTGTACCCAATCTTATTAAGTACTTTACCGATTTTTGGTCCGAGAACATATCCAAGTAAATGAGAGTCAGTTGGCCAAAAATATCGACTACAGTAATCGAGTTCGTGCAGCTGTGTGGATGTATCGTAAAATTTTACGAGAAAACCCATTGAAGCAGCTATTTGAATGCTACGATCAGAGTCTATAAATGGCACGATTGCTTCAACACACAGGATGAATATGTCGTCTCCTTGGACCATGATGGCAAATGGTGGGTTATACCAAGAGGCAATTGGTGGCAGCTGTTGTATTAACATTATTATGTTCATTACAGCGTTCATCATTGAATTGCCGGAACTTGTATGAGGCATTCCAGTTTGCCGGGTTCCTTCAACCATGAAAAATATTCCATCGGATGAGAAACCAATTGTCACATACTGACTTTTCAACCCTTCAATGATTTCATAATCCAAACCTAACATTTCAAACATGAGTATTTCCCACTCTAAGGCAGGTCGAGTTACATGTCCATCTTGTCGTTTTTGGTCACTCACTATTTTATAGCAAGTGTCGAAATCAATAGATAATCGTTGGCACTGCCCATATATCCAATCTGATATGTCCTCAGCGTGCGCTCCACTAGTATAAAAGATCCAATGATCTTTATTCCAGGAACGTGCTAAAGCTTTAGAAAAGGCATATAAGGCAGGTCCGAATGCCGCATTAAAACGGTCACTCTTTTGTACGATATTTCTAGGGTCTTCACAACTACGGAGGATTTCAGTTTTGATGAAAGTGCTCGCGAAATGATCATTTTTATTGATCGGATCGTGTAGTAAAGTGTCGTATGCTATTTGGTGGTTTCTTTTGCGCGTGGCCGTGAAAGAAGGTCGATTGTTCCATTGTTCAAAAGACACTTCTTCTAAGGACCACCTCGGGAAGAAACCGTCGAAATCACCACGAATTAATTCGTAGTGTTGTACCCAGCTTTGAGATCTTAAAACTGAGCAAAGCTGCCGATTGCTGAGAGCAACGTACTCATTAATTCCGGAAGCTTGTGGATTGACTGGATGATGTTTGGCGATCGTAATACCGTGTACAAAGACCCGAGGCTTAAGAGGCGGAGACCCAGGGATCGGATCAGCGCTGATAAAGCCATTATTGGGATCCTTGTAGCGAGTAGCGATAAAACCCCACAAATAAGTATTGTGGACAGTAGCACCTGTGGTCCAGATAATTTCAAGACCTTGTTGATGATCCAGCCTATCATTGTCATCAAATTGGTTCGGCCTGACGACTTGGCCGGCTCTTCTTTTAAAAATTTCTTGTACAATCGCGAATCTGTATCGGATTGAATTTGAAATTCTAAAGCATCAATTCTATCGTCGAATAATCCTTTGAAATTGAGCATACGCATAACGAACAGTTGCGTGGTTTCAAACACAGTTTGTGTTACATAACCATCTGTTGAAAACTCAGTCAAATTTTCTAAGTTCATTCGGCGTATGTCTTGTCCTTTCTTATAGGATATGACGGCGATACGATTGGCTTCTAAAGTTTCTAAAGAAGGGCATGAACTGGCATATGTCCGACACGTGTTCATATATCGTGAAAACGCGTCCATGTCAGTTGTTGTCACCAGCGTTGCTCTGGCGATACATTTGTTGGAATACCATGCAGCTGACCCCATGACGAGTTTTATTTCTTCGTCGACGGGTGCATCCCACTCCTCAGATTCTTCATCAAAATCAAAAGAGTGTGTGATGATTTTATCAACTATTTGAAAATGCACGATATACGTGTCTTCAAATTTTTCATGACTCCACAAAAGCGTACCGTTTTTGAGGGGGCGGTGGTTGTTTTCCAATATCCACATCATATCTGGGTGGATGTATGGATAGTCGTTGCCTTGGACTGTGACGTGAACTCGATCGCTGTTAGCGGCATACTTGATCGTATGCTCTTTGCAATTAGCGCTGGTTTTACCATTGTAGATATGCACAGAGGCCCATCCTTGCTTAGATGTGGTGCGCATCAACGTTTTGACTATGTCATCAGGACAATAGTACAAACTGTCGATCCACATCGCTGCGTCATAACCTATTCGATCAAAATGGGTATGACACATGCAGTTGAACGTGTGATCACAAAAGTTGGTTCCAGCTGCCGTTGCTTTCTGCTGTCGTATAAGATCTCGAGCAGCAGAAGTGGGATCGCTCTGTGTTAGCGGTATGCCGGACCAAGTTTCAAGTCTTGGTAGTCCGTCACCATTTTGAAAAGATTGCATTCGTGCTGCGTGCCGGATTGGTTGTCCGCCGCAGTCGTACACTAAGAAATCCTGTGCACTAATGTAGTCGGTTGGATGTAAACCGAAATGTCGACGCATTTCTAGGTGAATAAATTGTTCGGACAAAC